TTAATTACACGCTGCGTTAAATCGTGTCTGTTTTGTGCAAGTAATAAAATAGCTACTTTCATTATCTTATGTTTGAGCCGATTTCCCTTGCCGGAACTCCTGCGTATTTAGTATTTGGTTTTGCATCTCCTTTAACAAAAGCACTTGCTCCTATCATACAATTTTCTCCTACGTTTGCAAATTGGTGTAGAACTGCATTAAGTCCTATATTAGCACCATTGTCTACAATAGAGTGCCCACCTATTTTTGCTCCGCAGCTTATAGTAACATTGTCTAAGATTGTACAATCGTGTCCGATGTGTGCGTGTTTCATTATGAAACAATTATTTCCAATGAAGGTGTCAATCTCCGTACCTGCGTCTATTGTTACAAGTCCTGTGATAATATTGTTATCTCCAATGTATACTTTCCCTTTTTCTTTTTGCCAGAACTTTTTATGCTCGGCTTTGTCGCCTATAATACAATAAGCACCAATGTAGTTTCCATCTCCGATAATTACGTTATCGCCAATGATAGCGGTAGGGTGGATAAAGTTAGCCATTCTTTTTTTTATTTTTAGGTTTAGGTTGCTCTTCGTACCAAGTGTATAATCGTTTAATCATATCAAAGATACAATTACCGCACCATACTGTTAAGATAAAATCTGCACTCATATACTTGCGATAAATATGCTCGTACATTTTTAAGATGTCTAAGTCAATGTTACGCACATAGCCATTTTGGACTGTATGCCAATTTCCAACGTGGTCATCTAAAAAGTTGCGGTGTTCTATTTCCATAAGTTCCACATAAGTTTTGAAAGTAAAGGTGCTAACACTCCCGGAATAAATACAAACGCAATAATATCTGTACATATTGCAGGTAGTAAATATAAAATCAAACCTGTCCAAGCTGCTAAACAACTTGTGCAACTAAAAGGCTTAAAATCTAAATACCATTTTCTATGAAATTGGTGTATCTCTATAAAGAATATTGCAAAGCATATCGCTGCTATAATTATCATTTGCGTAATTGTTTTTTAAGTTCTCGTTTAGTTAATTTAAGTTCCCTATGGATTGACATATACGGAATACCTGTTACCCTGCTAAGTTCTTTAGCGTTGCAGTTATGCTTGATTGCATACACTCGTAAAAGTTCAGCTTTGTACCAATGCATTTTAGATAACTCGTCTTCTACTTTATTAAGTAAGTCCTCGTCCCTATCGTGTACTATTAATTCTACTTCTAAAGGTTTGCGGTATGTCCTATAAAATTGGCTTGTATTACTTTGCATCATATTAATCATTGTCCTTACTAAGTAGAACTTTAATACGTTACGGGTGCGCATATCAATTAAACGCTCTTCTTCCATTTCACATAACACCTTAAATAACTCGCTTCTTAAATCGTCTCGTAAATCTTCAGGCTGCATCTTGTCTATTGCTTCCTTAAGTTCTCGGCTCTCCCAAAGTTCTAATATGATGCTATTCTTGTTCATATTCTTTTAAGGTTAGTTTGCCGTTGTCTTCGGTTGCTATGTAGCAGAAACAATTTGCCGTCTTTGCTAAGTTTAAGAACGCTATTTGATAACTGCTAAGTTTATCTCCTATGGCTTTGGTTTCGCAATAAACCGCTACTCCTGTTTGTGTGTGAAAGCCAACTACATCTGGAACTCCTTTAAGTCCTATAAAAGTGCGACCCCTAACCGCAAGATTGTTATTGCGCCATACAAAGCACCCGTTTTTATTTAGGGTCTTGATTGCTTCTTTGGTTAATTCGTTTGCGGTCATATTACAAAACTATATTAAGAAAATGAAACTTTACCAAATTTTATTTGTTCCTCAAAAAATAAAGCTACGGCAACTGCTCGAGCCTGGTTCTTTAGCCAACTTTCAGTCCATTCGTCTCGGTACTGCTTTGCGCTTATGATGTCCATTTTATTAGCCTTATATGTAATAATCTCCATAAGTTTCTTTTTAGCAACTGCGCCATCTTCTTTTGTCCATACCTTGATGCCTGAACTATTAAGTTTTGTAAATACGGATAATGGGTTAAATAACCTATCAAAAGTTCTATTTTCCAGAACCTTATATTCCTGGTAAGAGTAATCAATAATCTCTAAATCGGTTAAGTGTGGGATTGCTTCTACTCGTTCTTGTGGCATCATTTTTCTTACTTCGTTTGCTTTTTTCTTGTACCTATCCATAACCTGACTAAAGTATGCAGGGCTAAAGTTTTGGTAGTGGTCGATAAAGTCATTTGCTACCATTTGCTTAAACGCTATTTTAACCTCGTTTATTGTAAAGTTTCCGTACTCAGTTCTTATCCAATCCTCTAAGATTGCTAACTTAACGTCGCCAGGATTGTTGATACCTACAAGCTGCATAAGATAAATAAGGTTCTGCTTAAATATGATAGAGTTTATGTTCCTCATTCGTTCCCCCGAAAATGCGGTCATAATCTCCTGCTCCATAGGAAGTAGAGTGGATATAGTTGTAGTTTTTAAGGTTTTCGAGTTCGTTTTTATCAAGCTTTCGTTGATTGTTTGTAGTTCCTTTTGCATATGTGGTTGAGTTAGTTATCCAATTATTTGCTGATGCTCTCCAATTTTTCATAGGGTTTTTACCTACTTTCCATCCGTTGCTTTCATAATAGTTAAAAAACTTTTCGGCTTCTATTTTGCCTTGTTCTAATCCAATACGAAAACTAAAATACTCTAAGGCTTGTTCAAAATTACATTTTGCATTTGTATTTTCTGCAAGTTTTTTCTTTACCATTACCTTATCCTTATCCATATCCATTTCCTTATCCATATCCATAGCACCATATAAGGGGCTTACAAGGGGCTTAAATTCATCATCTAACAAATTGTATTTTTGTAAAATTTTGATGATTCCGCCGTGTGCTTTGTTGTCTGGGTTAAGTCCGCTTGGATATTGAAAATCTATAAAGGAAGGTATATACCATTTATTTCCTTTATCAATCCTTACCAGCTTGTCTCCAAAAAATTTAACCGCGTCTTGTTCGTTAATATCCTCGCCTATTCTTATTCTGGCTACATCAATATCTACCTGCCAGATTCCTGCGTGGTCGCAGTCATCACAGATGTAAAGCCATAAAAGTTTGTAAGGTGCTGATAGGTTACGGATAAAAGGTTTTTTCCATTTTTCCGTGTCTGTAAATCGTTTTGCCATTATTTTCTATTATGTTGTACGTTAAAAATAGGATTAAAATGTTTAATCATATCTATTTCTACTTCCCTATAATTTTCTATTTCGCAAGACATAGTATAAACTATTAACTCGTGAGAATACAAATCAAAGGTTTTTCTGTAAATATGATTTGTTTGATTAATCCTTTTACTCATATTTTTACTCGAACCAATATACAACAAAGTATCTTTTTTGGTTTCGTAACTATAAGTAAATACCGCATAAACACCTGGCTTTGGTGGGTGTCCGAACTCTCCTGTTTCGAACTTGTAATCTTTGTATTTTAATTGTGCCATAAAAAAAGAAAAGACCCGAGAAGGAGCGAACTTCAAGGGTCTTTATTATTTAACCACTAAACACATTATGGGTTCGCTCTTCCTTAATGTGTCTTTATATATTTGCAAATATAAACTAATTTTCCGTAATTTCAATTTTTTGGCAAATTCTTTTTAATTTGTCTTTAAACCAATCTTCCGTGTCAATTAGGTTGTTTGCTTGTTTGATATTGTGAATTGCGGTAGTATGGTCTTTAGTGCCGGTGTATGCGCTTATCTCTTTAAGGTTCAATTTAGTATACCTTCTGAGTAAGTAAGCAGCAGCCTTGCGACCAAAGGTAGTTCTTAAACTCCTATCCCTTCTTGATATATCGCATTCAAATACTTCCTCAACTAATTTAACGATGCTTCTCGCACCTATATCCGCACCTAAAGGCTCGTTATCTTCTATACCTAACAACCCTAACTGCGACATCATTTCGTGCAATTTAACGTGGGTATTACGCTGGGCATAATATAACTCCTTTAGTTGTCTTATTGAAACATCTTTATTTCTCGTTAGCATAATTAAAACGGCAATCCTTCCGTGTCTTCTTTAGGTTTAAAATCGTTTACATAAATCTTGTAATCGGGTTGCTTATCCTCTGTCTTGTAAGCATTAACCCACATTGAATACTTAACATCATTAATTGTAAAATTAATTACTTCTCCTTTAGCGGTTTGCTTTTTCCAAGCACCTGCACTCCATTTTTTTTGTTCCATTTTTTACTTTTTTATTAGTGAATATTTACTTACAAATTTAGGTTGTTTCTTGTTACCTACGTTAATTAAATCGGACTGTATCTTATATCCTTTGCGTTTTAATTCAAAGATAACTGCCGATAATCTTAGGCTATTAAACTTCGTTAGAGCCTGGATTGGTGTCAATGTTTTGCCCGAAAGCAAGTGGTTCAAGATTTGTTGTTTCTGTGTCATTGTTATTGATTGGGTTAAAAAATACAGGTTTGTCTAATTTGTTTTCATACTTTTTAATAAAGGCTAATAAGTCCTCGTATGCCTCTTCGTTATACCAAGCGTAATGGTAAACTTCTGCAAGTAGCATCTGCCTTTCAAATGGTAATAGTTCCCTCATTAGCTTTTTTTAATTGTTTCTTTAATCTTGTTAAATTCGTCTAAACTCTTGATAGCTTTGATTTTCTCAATAGCTTTATACTTTTGTTCCTGAGTAAACTTTGTCTTATCTAACTGCTCAATCAAGAACGCTTTTTGACCTTCGCTTATTTCGTCTTTATGCTCATTTGTAGCGTCTGCATCTTTGGTATCGTCTATGGCAAACAATCCATTAAGTGCGTACTTCCTGGCATAGCTACTTGCTGCTCCGGTAATCTGCGAAGCGTCCATTCCTTTTTTGTTTTCTTCTTCACGAGCCAACCCCGTGCAAGTAATGTTATCTTCTCCGTTACTTAAACAAGCGGTAGCCTTTACATATACTCTACCGCCTACTTCTATAACCTCATCGCTTAACATTAAAGCATAGCCGTATTTATGGCAGATAGGTTTTGCAGCTTCTATAATATCTTCTGCACTTCGATACTTGTATTTAGCAAAAGCATTGAATTGGTTTTTAGGTGCTTTTAGTTCCTGTTGAATTTTAATTAGGCTCATTGGTTTCTGTTGTTTCTTTAATAATATAATGTTCTAATACTTCGATAGTTGGCTCTTGTTTTTTTCTCATTCCTATAAATATTTCATAGGCTTGTGAGTAGTCCAACGATATAGTGTCTTTTTGGTAGCGACCATCTACTGTTGTATAATAGTAAACATCGCCTCTATGGTTAGTTTCTTTTACAAATTCAATCTTCATATAATTCGTTTTTTAAAAGTTCAAGTTCTGCATTGTGTTCTACCCAACGAGTAAACGTGTAATCGTCATCTTCGTAATCGTAGTTTTTAGGCAATAAGGCAGGGTCATAAGGGTTTGTAGTACTCCTATCCCCGTCGATTAAGATGTTCCCGTATCGCTGATATTGGAACTTCTGGTAGTTGGTTAAATGTGTCATTTTGTGTTTTGTTTCAACAAAGATAACACTTTACACAATACAAAGTGCAAAACTTTAAAATTTATTTTTGTAACCTTGTTGCAAATAATGGGTTTTACATAGGACAAAAACACGAGTTAATGTGCATTTTATAGCACATTATGTCAAAAAATAGTATGTAATGATGGTAATTACCGACTTAATTGCACTTTAGATTGTGCAGTTTATTACCAATTATGTACGCCAGAACGTACAAAGTCGGAAGTAAAATGCAGCCAAAAGTAGTAGTATTACTACCTTTTATAGTAACTTTTGGAAGTAAAGTTTGTCAGAACCCCCGTATGAATACTCCGGTAGGTAAAGCCTAAACCCACACGAAATAAGGTTATTAGCTGAAGGGAAGTTGTCTAAGGTAGTATAAGTAATAGCTATATGGCAAAAAGTAGATGCAGCCTTTAACCTGGTCTTAATCATTCGTCTTTGTATGCCCTGCCCTCTATGTGATTTTTTAACCCACGCCCTGTTAAATATGCAGATGCCTTTGGAGTAAATAGAACCGCAGTAAGCTACTATCTCGCCTTGGTCAAGCATAACCCACCATTCACGATTGAATTGGAACTCATCTCCGCAACCCTTAAAGTTTGGGTTGGTATAATCTAATTCCCTTAATTGCTCGTAGGTATCTCGGTCTAATATGTTGCCGAAGCTAAATATCTTTTTGAGGCGCATTGTGTATCTGTTCAAGTTTGGTTAAATATAAAATCGCATCTTGTAGTTCCTGCTTCAAATGTGTAATCCATTCGCCTGTCGATAAATCTTCCCTGTCCATTGTGCAGTTGTACTTCTTTTTACCTACTTGCTCACGGCTACGCATGTCTTCAATAACTAAGCTAAGTATTTTACTATCCATTTATTTGTCGGTTTTGCTATGTATCTTAAAACAAGTTTTGCACTTGTATAATATTTTCTTTACTCCTGTTGCAGTTGTGCGCCTCATTTGTATAACTATCTCATCGCTGCCACATTCAGGGCAAGAGCCTCTATCTTGACCGAAGATAACTCCGTAATGTGTTTTAGGTTCTATGTGGTTTTTAAGTGCGTTAAATACTTGCTCTAATAACACCACATCTTTTTGGCAGTACTTAATCATTTTAGCCATAGCTACTTTGTCCTTATGCAGAACAATGTCCTTCCATAAACTATATTCTGTTTTTATCTTAGTGCCAATGCCTAAGTAGTCAGCTATGTAATTAAGCTTGTTGCTATTAAATCTAAACTTTTGACGTGCTACCTTTAGCGTGTCGATTGTAACGTATTTAGGAAACATCTCTATGCCGTGAAACAAGCAGCGTGTTCTTATCCAGGCTAAGTCGAATTTATCGCCATTATGCCCTATAAGTTCCGAAGCAGTATTGGCTACCTCTACAAAACTTTGTAGCATTTTTTTGTCGTTTTGTTTGCTATCCCATTCCAAGTGGTAAACTTCTTTTTCGTCTTCCCACTTGTAGCAGATGCAAATGATAGCACGTTCTTTAATGATGCTATCGGCAGTAACATTAAGCTTGTAACCTGCGCTCCAGAAAAAGCCAATGTTAGGCGAGGTTTCGATGTCAAAGAATAGTCGTTTTCGTTTTGATTTTAGCATTGTTTATTTTTGGCTGAATTTATCTATTGTAGTAGTACCCATTGCAGCTATGCAAATAACCATTACGGCATCTACAAGTTTATCCGAAGGGGCAATCTCTTGATGCGTGAAGCTATTAGCTAATAAGGTAACACAGATAAACAAAGCCGATAGTAAAGCAATAACTCGCTTTGTAGACACGCTACCTCTTTCGTCTGATAATAAATTTGCTAACCATTTCATATTTTATATTTAAGGTGTGAAGTATAATTTTGACTCAGATGCTCTACGCTTTGTAAGACCTGCAAGAACTTTCCCACCTGCTTTATCCCACTTGGCAAACTCTAAAGCTATTGAAGGGTCATTAGGGTTAGCGTTTACCTTCTTTAATAAAGTAGAACTCTTTAGGTTACCGATACCTGCGTTATAGGCAAAGCTTGTAAGCGCAGCAAACTGATTAGGTGTAACCGCACTCTTAACTAATGGAGCAACTTTGTCTGCAAACTCTTTAGCTATAATTTCAAATAACTCATTTGCTCGTTCTTGGGTAATCTTATCGCCAGGCTTTACAGGTTTACCATCTTCAAAAAAAGTATTCCCGTAGCCGATTGTATCTTTTGCAGCACTGCATTTGTAAGCTACTAATTTGCAGCCTTCGTAGAATTTAATAAGGTCTTTTCCTTTGTCGTTTAATTGCATTTTAATTTATTTGTGAGTATAAAAAGAATGTTAGCATAGCAAACAAAACTGAATTAAGCCTATGTAGTTTTATTTCAAACTGCACCGCTTTTTCATACTGCTCGTAAATTGCTATGTTTTTATAGTATCTATTACGATAATCGTTTAACGTGTCAATCGCAATTTTATTGCGTTGAGTAAGGGTATCTTTAAGGGTAAGTAAATCAATGCGAAGGCTATCCCTTGTCTTGATGTTAGCTTTAATTAAGCTATCTATTCGTGTGTTTTGGTAGCTTACTAAATTAGTTAGGCTATCAAATGAGTTGTTAATCTTCTCGCCTTCTGTACGGCTAATAACAATCTTATCCTCGCCGCCTATCTTTTTAACGTATTGGGCGTAACTGAAACTTGGTGCTATTAGTATCAACAGAATTAGCGGAGTCCAATTTAGCCTTAACTTCATTTAGTTCCGTTTTTAATTCTTTTACTTCTTGTTTTAAGGTAACAATAGTTTTTACTGTCTTAGTTATTACCTTCTTGTTATCCTGGGAAGCCACACCCTGCACCGCTTCACTCTGCACTTGGCTTTGCTTTACTTTGTCTTGCAATTCTTTAATTTGGTTATCGGTCTTAGTTCCGCAACCTAACAAAGCAATCAATAATAAATAGCGCATTACTTAAACTTTTTTAGAGCCTTTAGGTCTACTGCCATTTCCAGACGAGCCGTACTCGCTGCGTTACTGCTATCACTCTTACGCACCATTTCATACAAGCTGCCTATCTTTTCGTCTTGCTTTTCGTTACGCTTTGCATTGTCGATATACAGGTAACTAATACCGCAGATACATAAAAATAGCATACCCACGACAGGGTTTTTACTAAACTCTTTGAATGAAATCGGTAACGGGTTAGCCGATACGTTTACGCTTCTTGCTGCTTTTGCCATATTATTTACGTTTCCAAAAGAATAAGATTAGCGTAATTATCAATATAAGAGCAATTAGAGCCTTATAGAACTCGCCAAAGGACTTATCCTTATTTTTAGTTATCTTCGAAATTTGGGTTGTTTCTGTGCGATTTAGAGCCATTGAGTCCGTCTTGGTCTGCTTACTATCTGTCTGCTTCTCTTTTGTACCCCTTGTATATGTCTCGGTGTACTTAGGAATTGTTATCATACTATCCTTAGTAACCCACAAAGTATCGTAGTAAGTAATGGTCTTGGTAAAATATTCCTCTTTTTCTACTACTTTGGTAACGCTATCAAAAACGACTACACGCACCGAGTCAAAGGTTTTCACAACAGTGCTATCTAAACGCTCCGATGCCTTCTTAACTGAGGCGCAAGACGTAAGTAATAAGGCTAAAAGAATTAATCTCATTTCAGTTTCTTAGTCATTTTGTAGTAGTAGCGAATAGCCATAAGACCTGAAACGATAGCCACCAAACTTGCAATCAATGTGAATAGCGGTTGAATATTTGTAATGCTAATAGTAGCACTAACTAAAGATACGATTGTTGATTGGTCTGCTTGGTGGTTATTTTCCATTATAGTTCTATGTCTTCTTGTTTGTTAAATTCTACGCCAGTAACCCAATCTTGTAAGAATGCAAAATCTTGTAAACCAGATTGATTAACTACGTTAATTATTTGAAAATCAAATTCTTTATCATTTAAGGCTTCAATATCTTTAGTCAGCTTCTTGATGCCTTCTTTAGAGAATTTGTAATTTCCTTTGTCATCTAATAGTAAGCAGTCCTTATCGTCAGTTTGTGCTGCATCTAATCTAAGGCTTTCCACTTCCGTATTATAGGCTTCGTGATAAGGTTTTACCTTATTGTAAATTTGAAATAGCTTTTTAGCCGTTTTCGTTTCCTGACTGCCAATAACTGCGTTTAAGTTACCGACAAGTTGTAATAGTTGCTTGTACTTCATTTTTGTTGTTTTAAGCGTAAATTAATGATGTTTTATTTGGGTTATGTCCACTCAAATAACTTCTTAAAGTGTTTTCATTATAGGATAATAGTTTAGATGCTTCCTTGCAAGATTGATAAAAAATACCCGTTTGAGTATCTAATACAACTTTAGAATTTCTTTCAATACTTGCATTAATAGTTTTATTAGATATTTTATTAAAACCATTTTTCCAAGCGTGTTTTGTGTTTTCACTCGGTGTAGCCCATTCTAAATTACTAACTCTATTATCGTCTTTAATTCCGTTAATGTGGTTAATATATTCTTTATTATTTAAATTTTCAATATAGGTAATAGCAACAAGCCTATGCGCAGAATATGACTTTGCTTTACCATTATTAGATAAAGTAACTCTTATATATCCTGCCCAATTTTTATGACCTTTTATCCACCTACTATAATTATGACTCCAAACGTTTCCGTCTTCTGTTATAGAATAATTAGGGTGTCCTGGAATTGCCTTCATATTGTGTTTTTATTTGTAAAGATATATTATTTATCCCAAGGTAGAGGCAATTGAATTATTGGTGGGTTCTTAAGGTTCTCGATTTGAGTATCTAAGTTTGACTCCATAGCTTCTACGTTGTTACCTGCAACTAACCACTCGCATACTTGGTCGAAGGTTAAATCTGCATAAGCGGTAAAGTCCGTGTCAGAAGGTGTAGCGCAAGACATCGCTCCGTAAACCTCAGCGTTGTAAGTTTTATCTCCGTCTACTTGTTCTGCTTGGTAACGCCAATGCACTGTTTTTACTACGTCAGTTAAACCATCTTCGCTCGGTGCGGTGTCCATTTGTGATACTACCCATTTAAAAGTTGTCATATTATTTTATTTTATTTATTATACAATCATTAAAACTCCTGCTGCTACATAAATATCTCCACTCGTTAAACCTGCGCTTGATGTTGGTAAGCCTACTATTGAAAGTTTACTACCTGGATTAGTTTTACCTATACCTACGTTACCAGATTGATTTATGGTCATTACATTATTAGCAGGTAGTCCACTTGTAATTGCTCCAAAACCAAAACTTATTCTTGCATTTGCACCACCGCCATTGTTTAAATTAGTTATATTAACATATCCTGAATTTTGTGCAGCGTAACTAAAAGCACCACCTAAAGTAGAACTTGTACCGCCTACTTGTATAGTGCCTTCAACATAGTTATTACCTGCCGTTGCTCCTTGATATACTTGTAGATTTGTTGTTGGAGCGGTAGTGCCTATACCTACTGAGCCTGTTGGAGTAATCGTATAAGCGTAAGAACCAGAAGTGTTATTATACAAACCAAAGTTGCCATTATTTAAGCTATATAAATGCCAATCTACTCCTGTACTTGAAGTAGTATTAGTTATTCTAACACTTGCATTTAAACCTGTTCCGCTTGTTTGTATTAACCCCCCTGCCGTTACACTACTTGAGAATGTAGCTGCTCCTGTAGAGGCTATTCTAAATCTTTCGGCATAACTTCCGTTATCATTTGTATAAAAAGCTAATTGACCACTATTAGATTGTGTGCCACCTGTACCTGTTATTGCTCTTATTTCACCAATTATTCTTGACGAATTAGTATTGTAAAATTCTAAATTACCAACGTGCAAGTCATTAGCATTACCTCTACTTCCATTTATTCTTGTAAATGTTGCGCCTCCTGTACTTATTTCTAAAACTCTTGTCCCATCAGTTCCCGTAAATCTTCCCGTACCTGTTACATCTAATTTATATGTATCATTAGTGTTTCCTATTGATAAATTACCTGAAGCGTTTAACGTCATTGCTTGGGTAAAGGATATAGCGTTACCTGCCGTTCCTGAAGGAGC